CAAGGCGCTCAAGGCGCATCGGGAACTCCTGGAGCGCAGGGTGCACAAGGCGCTTTGGGTGTTGGCGCTCAGGGTGCACCTGGTGCACCAGGCGTTCAGGGGGCAGCTGGGGGCGGAGCACAAGGAGCTCCTGGAGAAGCTGGCGGATCTGGTGGAGCAAGTTTTGATTATACGTTTTTAACAAACACAACCGAAAGCGACCCAGGCGACGGAAAAGTTAAATTCAATAATGCCAATTTGACGTCAGCGACTCAAATGTATATTGATGACCAGAGTGTTGGTACAATTGATATTCAAACATATATGAGAACTATAGATGATTCTACATCATCTATTAAAGGGCATTTTAAAATAACTTCGCTGTCGAATACTGGAAACTATGTATTGTACACAATCGACGATGTTATTGAAAATGTTGGTTATTTTACAGTAAATTGCGCAAGTTTTTCAAATACAACTAATTCTTTTGCAAATAACGAATCAATCTCAGTCACTTTAGCAAGAACTGGTGACATTGGTGATCCTGGTCCGATTGGACCAGCTGGTCCTCCTGGTCCTGTTGGCGCGCAAGGCGCATCTGGCGCTCAGGGAACTGCTGGATCGCCAGGACCAACTGGACCCGCTGGCGCACAAGGAGCATCTGGTGCACCTGGCGCACAAGGAGCTGCTGGTGAATCTGGTCCTCCTGGCGCAACTGGAGAATCAGGTGCAACTGGTGCTCCTGGCGCAACTGGAGAATCAGGAGCAACTGGACCAACTGGAGCGCCAGGAGCGCAAGGACCTGCTGGTCCTACTGGCGCTCAGGGAGCAAGTGGAGCAACAGGACTAACTGGACCAACAGGTCCAACTGGATCATCTGGGGCAACAGGAGCTCCTGGTGCAACTGGCGCGACTGGAGCGCCTGGACCAACTGGAGCAACAGGAGCGCAAGGTGTTGCTGGCGCTCAAGGAGCCACTGGCGTTCAAGGATCTGCTGGTGCCCAGGGAACCGCTGGAGCGCAAGGAGCAACTGGTTCTACTGGTGTTCAAGGAGCGCAAGGAGCACAAGGTCGACAAGGTTCAACTGGTGGCGTTGGGGCACAAGGTGTGGTTGGTCCAGTTGGTCCGATTGGTGTGCCAGGAGAAGGATTTGTCACTTATGAGTTTATTAAAGATTTAACATTCTCGAGCGGAGTCGTAACTCACGATTGCGCTAATGGAAACAATACTGTGTTTGTGCACTCTCAAATTGCAAGCAATTTTACTGCAAATTTCGCAAATACAGCATTGCCAGCAAATACCGCAATTGGCTTGACTATAGTTCTGAACCAAGGAGGAACTGCATATCTACCAAATGCTGTGCAAATTGGAGGAGTCGCGCAAACAATAACCTGGTTAGGCGGAGTCACTCCGAACGGGAATCCAAATAAAACTGATATCATCTCATATAGTATAATGAATAGGAATTTTGTATATACAACATTCGCTCAATTAATATCATTCGGGTAATAATATGAAATCGTTCACCAGAATACTCGCTTTCGGGAAAACTAAAACTGATGTTCCACCAGGAACAAAAACTAAAAGAGGAATATTATTTGACAATGATGGTTGGGTAATACCAAATCAATTTTTATCTCAAAACTCTAGAATAGTTTATGTTTCAACTTCCGATGGTAATGATACAACAGCTAGCAACAATCAATATGGTCGTGGATATTATCTCCCAACTGATGCTGCGATTGGTTCCGATCCAACGCAGCCAACAGGTCAAATTTATCCATATGCTTCATTAACGCCTGCTTATACTGCAGCCAGATGCATTCCAACTGGCACTGCTGCATCAAGAGTTCCAGATTGGTTATTATTCAAACGTGGGGATACGATCGATTTATCAACATTAGTATCAGGAAATTCATACCCAGGTGGGTTGCTTCTAGCATTAGGAACTGGCGGCGGACCAACTTTCAAAGAAAGAAGAGTTTTTGGCGCATATGGGGATATTACAATCGATAGACCTAAAATCGCAAACATGAACATCAGTTCATTAATTTGGGGAACTATTTCTCAAAGCAATTTTTATTTTTTCTCTCTTGACTTCTTAGATAATTCTCCATATGGCGAGTCTTTCCTCCAAGTCCAATATGGAGCAAGAAATATTCTTTTAGAAGATATTAGGACGCAAGGATTAGGAATTGGGTCCACTCAATTTCTTAGCTCTACTGGTGATGAGTCGAATTACATTCTTAGAAGATGCGTAATCAACAACGCATTTCAATTAGCATACAGAGATAGTAATAATGTTCTTAGAGATCCACACGTGCAAGGATTATATATTTCTCAGACAGATAAAAATTGGATATCAGAATGCGTTTTCGACATGAATGGGTATAAAGAAAATCCAAGAAAACCATCAACATGGACTGGTGGTGTTGTCGCTACAGGTTCTAGAAACGCATTACCAGTCGGATCAGGAGTTCAACCGTCAAGAACATTTTTTGATAGAAACTCCTATCTTTCTTCATATAAAGAAATTGAGTTTGAGGGTAATTTAATTTCAAGAGGCGGTGGTGGTGGGTGTGTTCAAATGCGCGTTGGTGGAACTGCTAGAAATAATGCGTTTTTATGGAATCAATCAGCATTAGCAATTGGAGGTTCTGAGGCGAGTAGACTTTATTTTCAAAATGCTCCTGTAGAAAATAACCTTGTACTGCATGACGATCATATGGTGCCACCTGGCGCATATGGAACTGGTATTCTTACAGGCGTTGGTGATCCAGAAGGCGCAATAATCAGGTCAAATTTAGTTTTACATTTTCACCGACAAAGTAATGGCGGCGAGGGCATGTTGTACGCAATGGGGATACCTCAGTCTCCTGGGGGAACACCGAAAGAAAATGCGCGAATTATGTATATTGACGATAATGTTTTAATAAACAAACATAATTCAATTGTCAGAATAGAAACTAGTGCAGCAACAGGTAATGTTCAATCTGCAAAAGTTGGAAGAAATGCCTTTGTTAAACTTAACACTGGTGCTAGTTGGGTTAGTGTCTCTTCCTCAAACACACAATTTGAAATTGGTACCGCTAATACTGGCGGTAATCATTACTACGCACCAGCTGGTTGGCGTGAATTTGCTAATAGCGCTTGGCAATCTTCTGGCAAAGATACTGCTAGCACAGTATACAATGATTTAGCAAACATCGCAACAGCATTGGGATGGCAGGCGAATGCTTGGGAAAAAGATATCGTTTCGTATATGCAACATGTCGATCCGACATATGTTCCAGACGAAAATGTGACTGTTGATTTCGCAGCTCCGATCGAATTCAGAAGAGCGAATGCACCAAATGTTTGGTATGTGTTACAAAACTCTAATCTATATGGCGGATCAACAGGGACTTTCAATTTATCAGAAGCAGACGCTAAGTTAACTGCAAGAAGATATCATGCATGTATTACATTCTTAGAAAGAGCCAGAGAGAATAGAAAAGGCTCATGGGATGAGAACTACACAGCAAATTCCATAAACAACTATTTCAGAACTCAGTTTAATAAGCCATTGGTGACTAAGAGTGTTTAATGGAAACTAAAGATAAACTCGCTGAAATATTTGACGTTGAACCTGTTGAATCTGAAACAAAACCAATTGTTGAAGTGAAACCGCAACATGTTCAATCTTATGGTAATGATCTTGAGTCAGATTATGAATATACAAGATCAAACCTTTATGATTTGATTGACACTGGTAAGCATGCAATCAGCGGGATTCTTTCTGTCGCAAATGAGTCGCAGCATCCAAGAGCATACGAAGTTGCTGCGACTCTGATTAAAAACATTGGGGATGTTAGCGACAAGCTGATGAATCTTCATAAAATGAGAAAAGATATTGATGGGAAAGTTGAACAGCAAAACATTAATGTTGACAAAGCAATCTTCGTCGGCTCTACAAGTGATCTGTTACAGAAAATAAAGAATGGCGATACTTAATGTAAAGAACTATCTTGGTTCACCAAAACTAAAAGCGATTGGTGTACAAGTCTCTCTGACTCAAGATGAGTTAGACGAATACATTCATTGTTCGCAAGATCCAATCTATTTTATCGAACGCTATGTAAAGATCGTTACGATTGACCGTGGATTCGTGAGCATCTCGCTTTATGATTTTCAGAAAAAAGCGATTACAACATTCCACGATGAACGTCAAGTCATCATCAAAGCAGGAAGACAGGTTGGTAAAACAACTATGGTCGTTGGTTATCTGCTTTGGTATATACTATTCAATCAAGACAAGACTGTTGCTATTCTGGCAAACAAAGCAAAAACAGCCAGAGAAATTCTGAGTCGAATCAAATTAGCATACGAAGCATTGCCGTTATGGATTCAGCAAGGTGTGAAGACTTGGAACAAAGGTGATATTGAACTCGAAAACAATTGTCGAGTGATGGCAGACTCTACTGCATCATCGGCAATTCGAGGTTACAGTATCAACCTTCTGTATCTCGACGAATTTGCATTCGTTCCAACAAACATTGCTGAAGAATTCTTCACGTCAGTTTATCCTACGATTTCTTCTGGTAAGACGTCTAAGATTCTTATCTCATCAACACCAAATGGCATGAATCACTTCTATAGAATGTGGACTGATGCAACAAACAATCAAAATGGCTTCAAATACTTCGAAGCGAACTGGCGTGATGTTCCTGGTCGAGATGAAGCATGGGCGCAGGATCAACGAAATGCACTGGGTGAGCAGAAGTATCTACAAGAAGTTGAGTGTGAATTCTTAGGAAGCTCTGGAACACTGATTTCTGGAACTGCGCTAAAAAGAATGACATTCTCAGAAGCAATCATGCGTATCCTTGATGGAATGGATATTCATGAAGAAGTTGTTAAAGATCATAACTATGTTCTGATTGCAGATACAGCAAGAGGGAATGGTCTTGATGCTTCTGCGTTTGTTGTCATTGACATCACTCAGAAACCATACAAGATGGTGGCTAAATACAAGAATGCATTCATCTCGCCATTACTATTTCCCAACGTCATATTCCAAGCTGCGAAGTATTACAACGAAGCCTATTTGCTGATCGAGAATAATGATTCTGGCGGTCAGGTTGCGGATATTCTTTATCACGATCTTGAATATGAGAACATGTTCTTTACTGAAGAGAGTCGAGGCGATGCTACGATTTCAGAGTTGAACAAAACAAGAACGATGGGTATTCGTACGACCAAGAGAACTAAAACTGTTGGTTGTAACTCAATCAAAGCATTGATTGAAAGTTATGAACTCGTCATTAACGACTTTGAGGTGATTGAAGAATTTTCTTGTTTCATTCTGAAAAAGAATGGAACATATGCAGCAGAAGATGGTAAACATGACGATATGGTTATGTGTTTTGTATTGTTTGGTTGGTTGGTAACTCAACCATTCTTTAGAGAATTAACAAACGTTGACGTGAGAAAAAGATTATATGAAGAAGAAATGAGAGCAATAGAACAACAGTTAGTCGCGCCAATATTTTCAACATACGAACAAGAATTTGAAGATAAATATGGTGTAATAGATAGGCAATTGACAAAAATGGGAAATGAGGTTTGGTTCGTAGTGAATCCTTTAAATGACTAAAAATGTAATTTTATAAATACTATGAATGGCGCCTTCCATAAAATTAGGAGAATAAAATGGCATTTCAAGTTTCACCTGGTATAAATGTATCTGAGATTGACTTAACTGCGTCAATCCCATCGGTTTCAGTATCTACTGGCGCCATTGCTGGTGCTTTCAAGTGGGGTCCAGCGAATTCAATCGTACAACTCACCAGCGAAACCGAATTGGTTTCAATCTTTGGTGCACCCGATAATAGCACAGCAAACGTATTTTTTACAGCCGCAAGTTTCCTTGCATATTCTAATGACCTATTAGTCGTTAGAGCTGTTGGTACAACATCAAATAACGCAGTTGCGAATTCAGATCCAGCAGGCGGCAGAGCAAACGCTGTTCTAATTGTTGATGAATCAAAATATTTCACAAGCTACTATGACAATTCGTCTAATGCTGGAAATGAAGCTAATACAGCATTTGCTGCAAGATATGCTGGCGAAAAAGGAAATTCTTTGCAAATTTCTATTTGCCCATCAAACACGGCATTCACCAACTGGGCGCATAAAGGTCTTTTCGATACCGCTCCAGGAACGTCAACATATGTTTCTGGAAAGAGCGGTGCCAATGATGAAATGCATATTGTTGTTGTAGACGCTGGTGGCGTTTTCACGGGAACTCCAGCCACTGTTCTTGAAAAATTTAGTTATGTGTCAAAAGCAAGCGATGCAAAAAATGACGATGGTTCAACAAATTATTATAAGGATGTATTGTACAACAAGTCAAAATACGTTTATTGGATTAACCACCCAACGGGAACTGCTATTTCTAACTGGGGAAGTATAGCGTTAAATAACACGTTTGGTGCAGACTCAGCGAACTTAACCGTCAGATTTATTGGTGGGTCTGATGGCACTGTAACTCAAGGTAGCCTTGAAGATGCATATGATCTTTATC